TAGAAGGAAGAGACTATTCTACGCCAGACGACAAAGAGTTTATGAAGCTTCAGGACTGGCTGAATCATATTGAGAGTCAGGAATGTGAAACAGAGTACAGAACTGACTCAGAAGAGGATTATAGATTCTATGCGTCTAAGCAGGACAGTCCTGAAATTTTAGCAAAGTTAGCAGGGCAGAATCGACCTGCTACTGTGTTTAATGAGATTAAGCCGAAGGTTGATATGCTTATAGGTATGGCGCAGCAGTCTCCGTTTGTACCTCAGCTGATTCCTGTGGGAAGGGAGGATGAACCACTGGTTGAATTAATGCAGGGAACTATAGGGCATTATAGGAGGAAGTTGAAGATTCAGGAAAAGGAATTGTCATGTTTTGAACATACTGTAAAGACAGGAAGGAGTCTGTTATATTTCTGGATAGATAGAAGCAACCCATTTAAGCCTGAGATTAAAGCAAAAAGAATACCTGGATATTCATTCTGGGTTGATCAAGATTCTATTGAGTATGATCTTAGTGATGCAAGGTATGTGTTTATAGATAAATGGTTGACAGAAGAAGAGATTGAATCTTACTGGCCTAACTATCCAATAGAAGATGTGAAACATCTGAGTCAAACTTCAGGTGGTTCTATGCCAATTTTTTACAATGTTGCATTGGAGAGGTATAGAATAGTAGAATGTTGGTATAAGAAGTGGGTTAGGGTTTACTGGTTTGTGAACCCGCTGACCGGGGAGCCGGAGAATCTAGAACCCGATGAGTACAGAGAGTTTGTCAAGGCACTTGCAGAAGGTGTTCCTAATCCCGAGAACCCGGAGGAGATGATATTTCCTGAAGTAGAAGGGTATGTAGAATCTAGAATGCAGAAGATTTATTACAGAATATTCTCAGGCTTGTCTACATTTGAGTACGGAGAGAGTCCTTATAAGATGAATATATTTCCCTTTGTTTTATATGGGGCTTATAAGGATGATGAAATTAATAAGTGGTTCGGTGCTATTGCAGTAATGAAAGATCCACAGAAAAGTTTGAATACGATGAGAAGACAGCTGAGCCACCTTCTCCAGACGTTACCAAAAGGGCTGTTAGCTCATGAAGCAGGCTCAATTCTTAACATTGAGGAATATGAGCAAAGATCGGCAGATCCTACATTTCATATGGAGCTTGCGAAGGGAGCTATTAATAAATACAAATTTGAACAGCAGCCGCAGATTAGTCCCATTTATAGAGAATTTGATGAAGTGTCCAGGCAAAGTATGAAGGATACTTCTGGAATTACTACTGAGATGATGGGTGTACAGACAACATCGAGAGAGCCTGGTATCAGTGTTAGACTTAGACTAGAGGCAGCAGCTGTTGTTCTTTATTTACTGTTTGATAATTTCAGAAAGAGCAGAATCCAAGGAACAAAAATACTGATGTCGTTGATACAGCAGTATGTTACTGAACCTGAGCTGATTAGAATTCAAGGGACAAAAGGGCAGCAATTGCTAGAGATAAATACTCAAGTAAACCCTCAGATACAAGGGTTTAATGATATTTCATTTGCTGAATTTGATGTTGAATTTGAGGAAATTGCAGAAACAGGATCTATGCGTGCAGCTACTGCGATGCTGCTAGCAGAACTGAATCACCAGAATCCCGGGGCTATTCCTCCGCATATAATACTTGAATACACTAATATTCCCTTTACAGTAAAGCAAGAGATTAAAGAATTCTGGCAAGCTGCACAAGAGGCAGAAATGGAAGAGCGGCAGAAAGATAGAGAAGTGGAGCTAGCTAAAGTGGCTGGAGGGATTTATGGCAGAAAGATCGCTGCCGATGCAAGTAAACAAAAAAGGAATGAAGGAGGTAAGTAATGGCACTATTAGATCTGTATGACAAAGAAGGACAGGTAGTGGGCCAGATTCCTGAGGATACGGAAGATGGAGATGAACTCGAAACAGCACTTAGCGGTGAGACAGAGAATCCTGACGACGAAGGAGAGAAGGATAGTACTGTCGAGAGTGAAGAAGAAACAGAAAAAACTACTGAAGAGGGAAGTGAGGAGACTACTGAGGAAGAGGAAACTGAGCCAGATGAAGAAGTTCCTGATACAGATGATCAGGAAGCTCAGAGACTTCGCAGGCTTACCAGAAGGCAGGAAAGAGAATTAGCTTTTCTTAAAGCCCGGCTGCAAAGACTGGAAAAGAATATTATAACTGAGCCTGTTGAGGGAGAGGAAGAAATAACTCCTAGCAGGATAGAGGAGCTACAGTACAGTATCAATAAGATATCTGAAGAGAAAGGGCAAGCTCTTGAGATTCTTGTTGAAACTATGGCACAGAGCCCGCAGTACTCCGACATTAAGGAAGTGTGTTCGCAGGATAATTTTAATGATCTTGTCTCATTGGCTGCTGAGAAAATTGCAGAAGATGAGAAAAGAGATCCTGTAGAGGTAGCACTTGAACTTGAGGCGGATGTATGGCAGAGGAGGAATCCGTATGCTTATATGTATGAGCTGATAAAGACATACCATCCTAAGTATGCGAAGACTACAAAAGAGGAGATAGAAGGAACTGCAGATAATAAGACTAAAACTAAACCTGAGACTAAAAAGACCATACAAGATGCGCAGAAGCACAAAGCTCCGTCCACAATAGCTGATGCTGGAACGGGCACCAAGCAAGGTGTTGCTGGATGGACTGCAAAACGCATTGATGAAATGGATGAAATGGAGCTTGATAAGGTTCCTGCAGATGTATATGAAAAATATATGCAGGGAGAATTAGACTAACGCTGAAAGGAGTAGACTAGAATGAACCCGAAAACTTTGTTTCTTACTGATAATGCTCTGACCAGAAAACGTTGGGCAAAGGATCTTTTTAAAATAATCCTTCCCAATATTGAGTATAATGATCTGGTCGGAACTGGATCTGATGCAATTGTACAGATGCGCACAGAACTTGGTAAGGGTGAGGGTGATCATATTACCTTTGGTATCAGATATCCTCTAACCGGAGAGGGTGTAGTTGGAAACGATGATATTACTGGTAAGGAAGAACGCCTGATTTTTAAGGACTTCTCGCTTACTATCGAAGAGCTGAATCATGCTGTCGATACTGGTGGTAAGATGGAAGAGCAGAGGATTCCTTATAACCTCATGACTGAGGCAAAGGATGCTCTCTCCGATTGGTGGGCGGATAAACTTTCAGATATGCTTATCTACCATCTTGCTGGAGTAACAACTTACCGTGTTGCTGGTAAGACCTTTGCGCAGAATCCGACGGCCCCAGACTCTGGACATCATATGAAAGTTAATGATGTTGCAGAAGCTTCTATGACCTCAGCAGATGTTCTAGACCTGAGCTTCCTCGATAGAATGAAGCAAAGAGCAGAACTTCCTGATGGCGATGGATTGAAAATTCGTCCTTTGAAGAAAGGCGGAAAGAAGTACTTTCGTGTAATTCTCCATAACTACGTCTTTGATATGTTAAGGCAGAATACCAACGTAGGACAGTGGGGGGATCTTCTCAGGAATGCCAATCGTCTCCAGGTTCCCAATGTGGAGATTGAGTATAATGGCTTGCTTATCTCGAAGTCAGAAAGGATTCCTGAGGTAGCTGATAATGTGTATAGGAACCTTCTGCTCGGTTGCCAGGCAGCGTGTATAGCCTGGGGTGGCGCTGGGGATAGTAAAGGAACAACCATGTCCTTTCATCCCTATACCCGGGATGCTGAAAGATTTCTCATGGTAAGAGGCGGTGGTATCCTTGGTGTGAAGAAGGTTGTTTTCAATAGTCTGGACTACGGTGTAATTGTTGGCTCCAGCTATGCTACCGCGCTTAGCTAAGAAAGGAGGAAGGCATGCCTGATTTGTTGTCTATAAAAGCAGCTGATAATTATAGGCTTGCACGCAGTGGCTCTATTATTGAGCCTGAAGATGGCACCTATAATCTTATCAGATTGCCTCAGTATGCCTTCGTTAAGGATGTCTGGCTCCTGTGTACAGAAGCCGGGAGCTCAGACACAATTGACGTCGGCTTTGTTGGTAATGGTGAAGGTGCAGACCCGGACGCTTTTCTGGATGCTAACTATGCACTGGTAAATTCTACAGGCATAGGTATGTATCGAGCAACACAGGATACCACTTCTGGATTTGCTGGTAAGTGGTTTTCTGATGCTAGTGGTCTTGTCACCATGACTGTTGGCACTACTCAAACAAGTGGTATATTCACTGTCTTTGTGGAATATACTGTAATTCACTAGAAAGGAGTAAATTATTATGGCTGCTGCAACAACGATGTTGGATCTGCGGCGACAGGATCAGATGAGAACTCTCTGGACTCCGTATTGGTTAACATCCAGTGAGGTGTATGGTCCCGATGCTGATGATAAGGCAGCTGTCGTGTTTTCTTTCCCGGCAGCTGTATTTGGAACCAGGCTTATTAAAGTACTTGAGTGTGCATTTCAGGTGGTTACACCCTACGCTGGCGGATCAGTCTCTATCAACGTAGGTCTCGGAACTATTGCAACAGATGCTGCAGTAGATGGGGATACAGTAACAGAGGTCGATGAGGATGAGTATATTGCAACTGCTCATATTACAGAAGGTACCGCGGCTCTCTACTGGTGCCAGGCATCAGACTGGTTGACAGCAAAGCTCACTGGAACTAACCAGTCAAATGAGATCATTACTCCGGCTGATGCTACTGTCCCGTGTGTTGTAGTATATGTTACTTCTGATGCTGCTATCACGGCTGGCGCTGGTCGGGTACTGATGCAGGTAGTTGAAGTTCCGAAATTTTAACCAGAAAAGTCAATTATTGACTTTTTGACTGAGTACGCGAGGGCTGGCATGAATCTTGAAGAGATAAGGGCAGAAGTAGAGATTAAACTATTTGATCCAGCGTCATACGGGCCTGATCAGATTAATGATTATATAAATGGCTGTTTGGAGTATACAGCTGGAGTTGTCTCCTTGCCGTCTCTGAAGAGAATAGGTACTGTGAGTACAGTTCTAGATCAGGCATATGTTAATATTTCTAGTAGTTTAAGCTTTTCCGGGCATCTGAAGAAAGTACTTATATCGGATAGCCAGGATCCTGTAATATATCCGGATCTTGAAAGACTGCTGGAAGATTATACGCTGGATCAAGTCGGGAGTGTTGAAGCTGTAGCTCTTGAGGGAAATGTGCTGTGGTATGCGAGAATACCTGAGGAAGCTGAGACCCTGGTTCTTCTTTATTATGCCAGCCCTTCGCGTTTAGTTAAGAATGGTGATGTGCCAATAGATATACCTGCGCACTGTCACAGGAAGTTATTGGTACATGGAACACTATGGATGTTATTTGATGAGATTGAGAATGCCTCTGAGCTTGAGGGACAGAAGATTAAAACCCGTGAGAATTACTGGTTATCGTTCGATAGTAGTAATCCAACCAGTGGTATTAATGAATTAAGATACTGGCTAGCAAGAGTACGAGCACACCATATCTCAAGTGTATGGAACTACTGATGAAAAGACTATGGTTTAGAGCGGCAAAGGGATTGAATGTTAAGTATGATCCTGTACGCCTTCTGTATAATCCAGACGATGGAGTACAGTGGCTAGCTGTGGCGTATAATATAGATCTGGATGGTACAGGGAGAGTTTCTAGACGTAAGGGTTATACGGATACAGTAATAACAGATCCAGTACATAGCCTCTGGTCTGCGGGAGGTATATGTCTGTTTGTGAAAGGAGGAAAGCTGTGCTCACTTGGGAATGACTTTGGATATATAGAATTGGCAAGTGTTGGTACAGAGAGGCGCGTTGGGTATACGCTGGTTGGACAAGATGTTTTCTGGAGCAATGGGGTTGAGAAAGGAGTGATAAGGGCTGGAGTGTCTAGTGATTGGCTTGTTCCAGAAAGTGTATATGGTCCAGAAAGTACTAGGCGCTATATATCCCCACCGGCTGGAAGTATTTTGGGAAGTTATAGAGGAAGGATATATGTAATAAATGGTAAAGTTGCTTGGCATACTGAGCCATATGGACCGAATCTAGTTGATCCTGTAAGAGGCTTTCTACCCTTCGGTGCTGAGATAGAGATGTTTCAGCCAGTTGAGCATGGAATATATGTAGGCACAAGTGAGTGTGTCTGGTTCCTAAGAGGGGAAAGTCCTTTGGAATTTACTTGGGAGGTAGCGTATGATAATAGAGCTGTATTCGGGAGCGGTTGCAGGATACAATTAGATAGAGTTTTCAAGGAGCTGCAGGGTACTGGTATAATGTGGGTCAGTCCGGATGGAATATGCTTAGGTCTGCCGGATGGAAGGGTAATGAACTTAACCCGTGATACTTTGGTGTTTGAAGTTGGTACAAGAGCAGCAGCAGGTTTACTGAGCGATAGGTATATTTGTACTCTTCCCGATACCGATGAAGGTGTGCTAACACTGATTTATAATATACCTGTAGGAGGGTGTTATCAGTATCTAAATTACAACTTCAATTCTTATGCTAACTTTGCAGGGAGAAAGCTTGGAGCTGGAGATAATGGAATTAAGATTCTAGACTCAGGGGATAAAGACGGGAGTAGCTATATTCAGGCAATGTTTACCCTGCCACCAACAGACTTTGGGTATGCTGGGACCAAGAGTATCAGATTTCTAGATGTTAGTTTTGAAGCTAATAGAGAGATTATGATAATGCCGATAGCTGATGAAATTAACGGGCATGAGATTGAGGTGGTTCCTTCTGACTATAGGAATAGACAGATTACACAGAAGGTTCCAGTTGGAAGGTATTTAAGAGGGCGGTACTTTGGTTTGGTAGTTGAGAATATCGAAGGCGGCGATTTCAGTATTGATTTAATAACAGCAGAACTAGCAGGACTGCTTCCGGCTAGTAAATAAGGAGATAAGAAATGTTAAAATTTTCTACTGGTTTCAGGAACCTCAATAATGGAATGAAAGCAGAAGTGAAGGGAGCTGTTGTAGGCGCTGGGCTTACCTTTGTGGATGGTGGAGCTGATCCGGATAGTATTACTGATTCTGGGAATGGGTTTATAGATGCTGGGTTTGCACCTGGTGATATACTGTTTGT